CATTTATTGAAAAGAGTGCCTGGAGATTTATGCAGTTTGATCCTGAACATTTTCCTGTTCAAGATTGGAAATTTATTCCATCTTCAACATTAGGTATGTTAGCTCGTGAAGTAGAACAAATGCAATTTATTAATTTAATGAAAACACTTGGACCTGACAGTCCTCTTGTTCCTATCTTAATGAAGGGTATTATTGGTACTTCTAGTTTAGCAAATAGAGAAGAACTATTAGCAAACTTAGAACAGTCTCTAAAACCTACTCCAGAACAACAACAAGCTCAACAAATGCAAATGCAGTTACAAGCGGGACTTGTTCAATCTCAAATCAATGAGTTTAACTCTAGAGCTCAGAAACAATCAGCAGAAGCTCAACAAACTAATGTTGAGACTCAGTTTATTCCTGATGAAACCAAAGCTAAACTTGCTATGGCTTTATCTAATAATCTTGATGCTGGATCTGCAGATGATAAAGAGTTTGAACGTAGAGCTAAGGTAGCTGAACTTCTTATTAAAGAGAAGAATGTAAACCTTAAAGCTAAGGATATGGAACAAAATAAACAGATAGTTATGATGCAAATGCAAAAGAACTTGACAAAATAGATAATCTATGCTATAATTAATTATAGTGAATGCTATTATAACATACTTTTAAAAAGGATGCAATAGTTTGGATAGAGAATTACAAAATTATTATGAAGAAAGATTTAGTACAATGTCTACTAAAGGTTGGAAAGACTTTATAGAAGACACTCAAAATCTTTTTGATACCTACAATAAAATAAATACTGCCGATTCGTTTGAAGAGTTTCATAAAAGAAAAGGTCAAATAGATATACTTCACTGGATTCTGACATTAAAAGATGTTTCAGAACAAGCCTATGAGGAGTTAAAAAATGAAGAAGTTGTTTGAGTTCCATTGTTCTACTTGTGATCATCACTTTGAAGAACTAACAGAATACACACAAACTTTTACATGCCCTAAATGCAATTCTAACGCTGACAAGATCATCAGCACACCTAGAGTTAAGTTAGAGGGTTGGTCAGGAAGCTTTCCAGGTGCGGCAGCGGCTTGGGATAAAAAGCGTAAACAACAGCTTGCTAAAGAAGAAAAGCAGAATGCCGCTTGAGATTCTTTCCTAAAATGCTAATGGCACAGGAGAAATAATATGGCAGGATTAATAGATGAAGTGTTAGTAAATGATTTGGAGGCTTCTAGTCTCAACGACATGGTTAAATCCGATAACTTGGAAGAACCGAAAGTTGAAGAGAAAGTAGAAACTAAACCAATAGAAGAAGAAGTCCCTGATAAGTATCGTGGTAAATCACTAAAAGACATTGTAGCAATGCACCAAGAAGCTGAAAAGTTAATTGGTAGACAAGGTTCTGAAGTAGGTGATCTGAGAAAAATAGTGGATGATTTTATTAAGACTCAAACAACTAAAAATTCAGAGGTAGACGAAGTAGCTACAACAGATGAAGATTTCTTTATTGAACCAAAGTCTGCTGTAAATAGGGCAATTGATAACCATCCAGCAATTAAAGAAGCTCAACATGCGTCTTTATCTATGAAACGTGCAGAAACTGTCTCTAGACTAAAGCAAGAGTTTCCAGATGCAATGGAAGTTGTTCAATCTCCTGATTTTGCAAAGTGGATTCAAGGTTCTAAAGTCCGTACAGAGTTATTTGTAAGGGCAGAAACCCAATATGATTACGATTCTGCTAAAGAATTGCTTGATACTTGGAAAGAAAGACAAACTCTTAGTAAAAAAGTAACAGACACTTCTAAAGTAGACCGAGATCAGCAACTAAAAGCTGCAGATATTGGTAATAATAATGGAGCTTCTGAAACGGTAGCTAAAAAGAAATATCGTAGACAAGATATTATGAAACTTATGACAACAGACCCAGACAGATATGATGCAATGTCTAATGAAATTATGGCAGCATACCGAGAAGGTCGTGTAATTTAACATTTTAAAAAAGGATTTATCATGGCTTTAGGAACAGATCAAGTAACCATTACCACGGCGGCAACCTTTATTCCAGAAATTTGGAGTGACGAGATTGTTGCAGCCTACAAAAAGAACTTAGTTGCAGCAAACCTCTTTAAAAAGATGTCTTTTGCTGGTAAAAAGGGTGATACAGTTCGTATCCCTGTACCAACACGAGGCACTGCAGCTGTTAAAGCAGCAAATACACAAGTAACTCTTCAAGCAGCTACTGAAACAGATATTGCTGTATTGATTGACAAACATTACGAATATTCAAGATTAATTGAAGATATCGTCGAAGTACAAGCTCTATCATCACTCCGTCGTTTTTATACAGATGATGCTGGTTATGCTTTAGCTAAACAAGTTGACACATCACTAATCCAATTAGGTCGTACATTTAATGGTGGATCAGCTGTAACTTATGGTAACGCATACATTGGTGGTGATGGTACTACTGCTTACACATCAAGTTCATCAAATGCTTCTGCATTAACATCTGCTGGTATCCGTAGAACTGTACAACGTTTAGATGATAATGATGTTCCAATGGAAGGTCGTTTCTTCTTGATTCCACCTTCAGCAAGAAACACATTAATGGGTATTAGTGAATATGTAGCACAATCCTTCGTAGGTGAAGTAGGTGCTGGTAACACAATCCGTAATGGTGAAATTGGTAATCTTTATGGTATCCCAGTATTTGTATCTTCAAACGTTGATACTGCAACTGGTGGTGCTCGTATTGCCCTTATGGGTCATAAAGATGCTGCTGTGTTAGTTGAACAACAAGGTGTTCGTTCACAAACACAATACAAGCAAGAATATTTAGGTACTCTATACACTGCAGATACTCTCTATGGTGTTAAAGAACTTAGAGATGGTTCTGTAATTCCATTAGCAGTTCCTGCTTAATGCAGTTTAGCCCTTCGTAAGAGGGGCTATTTTTATGTCTATTCTTATCAGTAGGCATAAATATACTTAAAGGAGACTGTTATGTTAGTTAGAGAAAAAGCAACAGGTCAAGAATTATATGTTACTGAGAGTGAAGTTAAAACTTATCTTGGTAGCTCAGCTTGGGAAGTAGTTAAGGAAACTGTTAAAGCTCCTAAAGAGGAAGTAACAGAAAAGCCAAAAGCCACTAAAGAGAAAAAAGAAAGTATTTTAAACAAACTCTTTAATTAAGGAATATCATGGCAATTTTTCGTGGAGCAGGTGGTTCAGGTGATGCTACAACAGATGCAACTAGTGAAGGTATAGTAGCCTCTAATGCAGCTACGGCTGCTGCAGCTAGTGCTTCTGCTGCTGCTACAAGTGAAACAAATGCTGCTTCAAGTGCCTCTGCTGCCTCAGCAAGTGCAAGTGCAGCATCTAGTTCCGCATCTAGTGCAGCTAGTTCAGCTTCTACAGCAACTACTCAAGCAACAAATGCTTCTACTTCAGCAACTGCAGCTCAAACTGCACAAACTAATGCAGAAACAGCTGAAACCAATGCAGAAACTGCAGAGACTAATGCTACTGCTAGTGCTATTTTAGCTAATGATTGGGCTACAAAAACATCAGGTCCAGTTGCTGGTGGAGAATACTCAGCTAAATATCATGCTAGTTTAGCTTCAACTTCTGCAAGCAATGCCTCATCTTCTGCTTCAACTGCTACTACACAAGCTTCTAATGCAAGTACATCTGCAACTAATGCAGCTAATAGTGCAACGGCTGCTGCTGCTTCATTTGATAGTTTTGATGACATTTACTTAGGTGCTAAAGCAACAGCTCCTACACTAGATAATGATGGTAATGCTTTACAAACAGGGTCTCTTTATTGGAATACAACTTCTAATTCTTTATTTATTAGAAATGGTGGTGCTTGGGATCCAGCTGCTTTTTCTGCATCAGGATCAGTAACTGCTTTTAATACAAGAACAGGTTCAGTTACATTAACAAGTGGTGATGTTACTGGAGCATTAACTTATACACCACTAGCACCATCAGCAATTGGTACAACAGTACAAGCTTATGACGCTGATTTAGGTGCTATAGCTGGATTAACTTCTGCTGCTGATAAAGGTATTCAATTTACTGGTGCAGGCACTGCTTCAACATTTGATTTAACAACAGCTGGTAAAGCATTGCTAGATGATGCAGATGCTTCTGCACAAAGAACTACATTAGGTTTAGGTACTATTGCTACTGCTGCAGCTCCTGCTGGCACAGTTGTAGGTACATCAGATACTCAAACATTAACAAATAAGACAATTGCTTTAGGATCTAACACAGTTAGTGGTACTTTAGCACAATTCAATACAGCAGTTACAGATGCTGACTTAGTATCTTTAGCAGGTACTGAAACACTTACAAATAAAACTCTTACATCACCAACACTTACAACACCAGCATTAGGTACACCTAGTTCAGGAACATTAACTTCTTGCACAGACTTACCTATAGGAACAGGTGTTAGTGGACTTGGTACTGGTGTAGCTACATTTTTAGCAACACCATCTAGTGCTAATTTAATAAGTGCTGTTACAGATGAAACAGGAACTGGTGCTCTAGTATTTGCTACTTCACCTACTCTTGTTACTCCAATATTAGGAACTCCAACTTCAGGTGATCTAACTAATTGTACTTTCCCTACTTTAAACCAAAATACAACTGGAACAGCTGCTGGATTATCAGCAACATTGGTAGTAGGATCAGGAGGTACTGGAGCAACTACTCTTACAGGTGTACTTAAAGGTAATGGCACTTCAGCATTTACAGCAGCTACTGCTGGTACAGACTATTTAGCTCCACCTTCAGGTACAGCAATTCTTAAAGCTAACTCAGGTGGTGCTTTAGCTAATGCTACAGCAGGAACAGACTATGCAGTTCCTACAACAGCATCTACATGGTCAACATCACAGCGTGGTACAGTCACTACAGACAATGATGGTTCATTTGATATGTCAGTGACTAATAACTTTAAATGTACTCCTACAGCTACATTTGCTCTTACATTTACTAACATTACAGCAGGTCAATCAGGCTATGTATTATTGGTAAACACAGGTGGTTATACTGTCACAGCAGCAGCAACTACTAAAATAAATACTACATTCTTAGCTACAGTAAGTGCAGCAGGTACATACTTACTATCATACTTTAGTGATGGAACTAATGTATATGTAACTACTGGTGGGATAATGGCATAATGGCTGTTCTTAATAATAGTAATGCTATTAGTACTACTGGTGGTTATGACATAAATAACTCACTTCGCTTTAGACGTAGTGCATCTGCTTATCTATCAAGAACACCAGCAAGTAATGGAAATGCACAAAAATTTACTTATAGTGTTTGGCTTAAAAGAGGAGTTTTAAGCGTAGATTATTTAGGGTTATTTTCAGCAAATACTGGTGCTGGTGGTGGAGATGGGTGTTATTTTAATAGCACTAATTCTATTAGATTTTATGTAGCTGGAGCTACAGCTGGAGATTTAGTCACTACACAAGTATTTAGAGATTCATCAGCTTGGTATCATATTGTTGTAGCAATAGACACTACTCAAGCAACTGCATCAAATAGAATTAAAATTTATGTAAATAACAATCAAGTTACAGCATTTAGCACAGCTTCATATCCAACTCAAAATTATAATTTTTTAAATTTTAACACATCATCTTATGCTCAAAGAATTGGACAACTTTATACAGGATATTTTGACGGATACTTAACAGAAATAAACTTCATTGACGGACAAGCCCTAACTCCATCATCATTCGGCGAAACAGATATAGTAACTGGCTCATGGGTAGCTAAGAAATACACAGGTACATATGGCACTAATGGTTTCTATTTAAACTTCTCTGACACTTCGGCTCTTACAACTACAACCAATGTAGGTTTAGGTAAAGACTTTAGTGGTAATGCTAATAGATGGACTACTAACAATATATCTATCACTAGTGGCACAACCTATGATGCTATGATAGATAGTCCTACGCTAACAAGTGCGACTGTGGCTAATTACTGTATGCTTAATCCTTTAAGATATGGCACAGGTTCAAGTTCAACTACAACTATTTCAGACGGAAACTTAAAGTTTGCAAGTTCAAGTAATGCTGGTTCTGTTGTAGGCACAATGAATATACCATCAACAGGTAAATGGTATTGGGAAGCAGTTGTTCCTACTCAAACATATAATTTTATGATGGTTGGAGTTATTAAAAATCAAGAGGCATTAGCAAATTTAAATGGTGCTGTTGGTTTATTATCAACAGGATATGCTGTTTATACCTCCAATGGACAAAAATATAATAATAGTGCAAATTCAACATATATGGCTGCTCCAGCACAAAACACAGTCGTTACTGTTGCTTATGATGCTGATACAGGCTCATTATATGTAGGTGCTGGAGGTTCTTGGGCTAATGGTAGTGGTTCCACTAACCAAGCGTTTGCTACTGCATCTGCTGCTTATACAGGAATTACGGGTGATATTTCACCAGCAGTAAGTTTTGATACTGGTAATTGTATTGTAAACTTTGGTCAAAGACCATTCACTTACACACCACCTACAGGATACAAAGCACTAAACACATATAACCTACCTGATAGCACTATCAAAAAAGGTAATACTGTGATGGATGCAACGCTATATACAGGAACAGGTGCATCTTTATCTATTACTAATGCAGGTGCATTTAAACCTGACTTTGTTTGGATGAAGGGAAGAAGCAATGTTCGCAACAATAACTTGTATGATAGTGTAAGAGGAACAACAAAAGAATTAAGTTCAAACTCAACAGGCGCTGAATCTACTAATTCAACTGGTCTTACTGCGTTTAATTCAAATGGTTGGACTATTGGTTCTGATGGTGGTATTAACACCTCTAGCGAAACTTATGTAGGATGGCAATGGCAAGCTGGTCAAGGAACTAATACATCTAACACAAGTGGTTCTATCACGAGTACTGTATCTGTAAATACAACTGCTGGGTTTAGTGTTGTGACTTATACAGGAACAGGTGCTAATGCTACAGTAGGACATGGTTTAGGTGTTGCACCTAGAATGATAATATTTAAATCTAGAAGTGCAGCACAAAACTGGGCTGTTTATCATGCTTCTATTGGGGCAACACAATATCTTCGTTTAAATGGAACTTTAGCAGCTACTACAGATTCTACTTTTATGAATAATACTTCTCCAACGAGTTCAGTATTTTCAGTTGGTTCTAGTAGTGATGTCAATGCAAATACAGGAACATTTGTAGCTTATTGCTGGGCAGAAATAGCAGGGTTTAGTAAGTTTGGTTCTTACACAGGCAATGCTTCTACAGATGGACCTTTTATATACACAGGATTTAGACCTAAATTTGTGATGATTAAATGTTCTTCAAGTACCACAAATAGTGTATGGGTAATTAAAGATACATCAAGAAATTTATATAACACAGCAAATGCAAATTTATATGCCGACCAATCATTAGCAGAAGATACGACTTCTACGGTTAATATAGATTTATTATCT